TATTGCCACCAGGCTGGCATGACCAGCGCCAAGAGCTGAAGCCTTCAATTCCTTGACCTGGTCATTGACAAAGATAATGGCGTCAACGGTTGCCGCAATCAGGCGGGGGTCTGTGACGGTGCCATCCAGACGGATGGCGTCACGCATAGCAGCAATATCAATGTCAGGAAAAAAACCATCATTGGTAATGGTGTTGCTTGTTTGGGCCGGGCCGGATGGCTGGCCGCCTGGTGCGTTGGCAATAAATGGCATGGTATTGATCGTTGGTTAGGCAAACAAGGGGGCGGTGGGTGGGCTTCACAAAGTAAATGGCTAGAAATCTTTGATCAGCCCACGCCGCCCAGCGCCGAGGGGTGCTCTGTTTAGGCTGGCGGTGTTTCTTGCGCCGTGGTGTCCGGCGCTTTTTTCAAGCGACGTTCCAGCCGTTCAATGTCTTTTTTGACGCCTATGCCCTGGAACAGATCCAGAGCTTTGTGCAGATATTCCAGCGCACGGCTGGCAATGAACTCTGTCAATACATCGACGTCCACTTCAGCATTACCAACCTTGCCAATCTGGGCATAGCCAAGCGCCTTGTACAGCTTGGCGGTGGCCTGGTCTGGCACATCTGCATCGATCGTCAACAATTGCACGGCCTTGAGAGTGTCGATTGCTACCAGAGGGCTGATGTCAGGTCCAGACATGCGGCCTTCCAGATATGCGCCTGGGATTTCATCCAGCAGCATGGTAGGTACGTCGCGGGCGTATTGGTCTGGCAGGGCGAGACTGTGCACCATGCAATACTGAGCGATATCGAGGGCGCGTTTATATTCGCCCGCGTCTATCATCCAGACCAGCACAGTGGTTATCACCACGTCTTGCGCTCCGTTGCCATACTGAAGCGTACTGTCTATCCAATCCTGGTAATCGGGCAGGATTTCGCGCTTGAGTTCGATTTTTCGCTGGATAGACTTGATTGCCTTGAGCCTTTGCTTGTCGTTGATGAGCTTGGCAAGCATCAGCTCATAGGCGCTGCCTTGTACCTGTTCGCCATGCTTGGATTGGGCTGCTGCTTTCGCCGCCAGTACGCGGGCGGCGTGGCGTTGGGCTGGGCTGAGATGGTTGCTCATGATCAGACCAATTCAATGTTTTCAACAAAGGCGGCCATGCCGTTGCGTTCTACAACGTAGGAATCGTTAGACGACTCGTAGTTTTCGATTTGGTCACGCTTGGCATTATCAACAACCTGGCGGCGACGTGCACCGGTTTGATAGTAGATAGACAGATTGTCCAGGCGAGTAATCAAAAAGGAATTGGCCGGGAAATATGGCACTGCTACTGCTGGCAGACCACCGATGCGCTTCTGGCTGATGACAACATCTGCAGCCATGGTCTCAGTCGGAGCTTGTTTGGTATTTACAAGCGGAAAATATTTGTCATGCAAGAGGTCACGGCTAACGATGCAGACTAATCCGGCATCTTCACGGAACCACGGATCGAGTAAGGTAATTGCGTCATACACTGCCGCGTCCAGATTGGCATAGTCACCACCTACGCCAATTTTGACTTTGCCTGGTGTTGCACCGTGGTTCATGACACGTTCAGGTGCATCTTCGCGCAGGTTTTGAAGCCAGCCTTTATTCACGTCTTGCAGCATGGGATGGGCGTTGATGTCTGTTGTTTCTGCAATGCTGACGCCATGAAAGCCTATCATCATGCGATCCAATGCCTGGCGCTGGACAACGGTGTCACGGACGCGGGTTTGGAAGTCAGGGAATTTTGCCCACATGTCGAGGGTGGCATAACCAATATGCGTGTCAAAGTCGGTCTTGCTGCATTTGTAGCCGTTTTTGTCGAGGGTGGTCAGGTCGCGAGTTTTGCGGTCTGCCAGCTTGGTATTGGTACGGCCTGCAACGGGGCCGGAAATGCCGAGATTGAGCTTTTCTCCTTCCATTTCCGTGACGCCCACGATGTTAATTTTGCTTAAGAATTCGCTGGATTCTTGTATCTTGGTTTCCAGTTTTTGCTGGACGCTGGGGGTGACAGTGAATTTTTCTGCGGCATTTGCTACACCGTTGAGTGTGCCCAAGCGGGTGACCAAGGCGTTAAAGGCAAGGCGGGTTTCATTTCTCATGCGTGTTACTCCGTTTATTGAATGTATTGGTGTCGTGCTGTTTTACTGCGATGTTTCCAGGTCTAGCAGTCAGTTTGTTGTGCGCCGTCGCCACCTGTGGCGGTTGGCCGGGTGGTTTGGTTGCCGGGTTCCTTGTCCAGCTTTTCTTTCAGGCTGTTGAAATTGTCGGTGACGGTTTTGAGGTCTTTTCCCAGCTCGGTAATGCGCTTGCTGGCTTCGCTGAAGCGGGTTTCTTGCTGGCCTGTGTGTTCAAGAATGGTTTCGATTGCTTCGCCCATGTCGGCAAAGCGGGCATCGTCGCCGGTCTTTTTACCGCTGAAGCTTTTAATCAGGTCTTTGACTTTGGCGGACAGGCTGGTGGTTTCTGTGTCGATTTCGTCAAACTCCAGAACGGTTTCGGTGGCTTCTGAAAACAGATTTCCCGGACTGGTCTTCCGTGTGGCAAAGGGGTTGGTGTCGGGATTTTGGGCAGCAAAGGACAGTATTTCTGTACCCAGACTGGCGGGGCTGTCGGTGACGCCCAGACCGACGAGGTAGGCTTCGCCAGTGTCTGCAAACTTGTCATTGACTTCTATGCTGGTGTAAATTTTTTGCTTGGCCTTGGTCATTGCGACCAGATCAGGGGTTGGTTCAATCTGGGCGAACAGAGCCAGTTTTTTATTGCCGTCTATGGTGACTTCTTCGGCCTTGACGGCGGTCACGTCGCCATAAGCACGGAATGGACTATCGGCCAGCGTGCCGCGTATATGTTCCATCCAGATACGTGCGCCATATTTTTGCGGGTCGAAGTTTTTAGCCATCTGTTGAATCCAACTGCGTTCAATCTTGCGGCCGTCAGTGGTTGCGCCTTCGACTGCCACGCGGAAGAATTTTGATTTAAATTTTTTTGTGCTCATGGTTTGATGGTGTAGGTTGTCGGTTTCAAGAATTGATTTCTGGCTGTGCAGTTGGCATAGTCTGCTTTGCTGAAATTCGCTTCAATGGTCAGCGGGTTGATAAGATTTATAACAACTTGCCGCCTGTGCCTTCGCGCCCGCGATGCCCGTAATCTGACGGCATGATTGATCTTGCCGACGAAAATACGTCTGAAACCCTCCCTGGAAATGACACAGAAGCGCCAACTGACGGCGCCGCGGTCGCGCCTACCTATGACCTTAAAAAGCATGCCCAGGCCTTGTACTGGCAGGGCTGGCGCATTTCATCAATTGCCAAGCATCTGGATATCAAACGCAGCACTGTGCAGAGCTGGTGCGATCGTGAAAAATGGGACGAAACCCCGTTCATCGAAAAGATTGAAGCCAGCCTTGAAACGCGCCTGGTTCAACTGATTGCCAAGGAGGTGAAGACCGGCGGCGACTTTAAAGAAATTGATTTGCTGATGCGCCAGGCGGTGCAGACGGCGCGGGTACGGCGCTATGAGGCACCGGGCGGCAATGAAGTGGATTTAAATCCTAAGCTGGCTAACCGGAATGCGGGGCCTAAGAAGAAGCCGACGCGCAATGATTACAGTGATGACCAGCGCGACCAACTGTTAGAGGCTTTTCGGGATTCGCTGTTTGATTATCAAAAGGTATGGCTGCGCAATGGGCATGAGCGCACGCGGGTGATTTTGAAGTCGCGGCAGATTGGCGCTACTTGGTACTTTGCGCGGGAGGCTTTGGCTGATGCGATGGAGACGGGGCGCAATCAGATTTTTCTATCTGCATCCAAAGCCCAGGCACACGTCTTTAAGCAATACATCATTCAGTTTGCCAAGGAGGCGGCGGGCATCGAGCTGGCCGGTGATCCTATTGTTTTGCCGAATGGGGCGCATCTTTATTTTTTGGGTACCAATGCCAGGACGGCGCAGGGTTATCACGGCAATTTCTATTTTGATGAATTTTTCTGGACGCATAAGTTTCAGGAATTGAACAAGGTAGCGTCTGGCATGGCGCTGCATAAGCAATGGCGTAAGACCTATTTTTCTACGCCTTCCAGTATCACGCATGAGGCTTACCCGTTCTGGACTGGTGAGCTGTTCAATAAGCGGCGGCCTAAAAAAGACCAGGTCAATATTGATGTCAGTCACAAGCGGCTTGCCAGCGGTTTTACTGGTGAAGACAAGATGTGGCGGCAAATCGTCACCATTCTGGATGCGGAACGCGGCGGCTGTAACTTGTTCGATATCGACGAACTGCGTACTTACGAATATAGCCCGGACCAGTTTGAAAACCTGTTGATGTGTCAGTTTATTGACGATACGGCGTCAGTGTTCCCCTTGCAGGAGCTGCAAAAGTGCATGGTGGATGCCTGGGTAGATTGGACAGACTTTAAGCCATTTACCACGCGGCCATACGGTGATAACCCGGTGTGGATAGGGTATGACCCGGCATTCACGGGTGATAGTGCTGGTCTGGTGATACTCGCGCCGCCGCGCACGCCTGGCGGCAAGTTCCGGGTGTTGGAGCGTATGCAGTTCAGGGGCATGGACTTTGCGGCCCAGGCTGAACAGATACGGCAAAGCACGATTCGCTACCACGTTGCCTTTATCGGCATTGATGCTACTGGCATGGGCGAGGGTGTGCACCAGCTGGTGAAGAACTTCTATCCCAATGTCACCAAGATCAATTATGACCCGGCAGTAAAGAGCCGCATGGTCATCAAGGCTCGCGATGTGATCAGCAAGGGCCGTCTGGAGTTTGACGCCGGGGCCACGGATCTGGCGCAGGCATTCATGACGATTAAAAAGACGCTGACGGCCAGCGGCCAGCATGTGACCTATGTGGCAGACCGTAGCGAGGAAACCGGGCATGCAGACCTTGCCTGGGCGTGTATGCATGCGCTGGACCATGAGCCATTAGACGGCGGCATCAGCAGCAATCAATCATTTATGGAGGTGTATTCATGAGCAAGAGAAAGCGGCGCGGCAGTTTCAATGCCGGGCCAAGTAGTCAGGTTGAAGCGGTACCGGCCTTGCCAGTGTCGCCGGGTGCTGAGGCGTTCAGCTTTGGCGACCCTACGCCGGTATTAGACCGGTCTGAAATTCTGGACTATATCGAGTGCTGGACGAATGGGCGGTATTACGAACCGCCTATCAGTTGGGACGGCCTGGCTAAATCTTTCCGGGCCAGTGTGCATCATTCAACGGCGATCTATGTCAAACGCAACTTGCTGGCATCCACCTTTGTACCGCATGCCTTGCTGTCACGCGAGGCGTTTAGCCGCTTTGCGCTGGATTTCCTTGTGTTTGGTAATGCCTATCTGGAAAACCGCAAAAGTCGCACTGGCAAGCCTTTGCAGCTTGATCCTGCGCTTGCCAAGTATATGCGCCGGTGCAGTGATGACTTAAACCAATACGCCTTTGTGCGTGGCTGGCAGGAAGATCATGTCTTTGAGTCTGGGGCGATTTTCCATTTGATGGAGCCGGATATTAACCAGGAGGTGTACGGCCTGCCTGAATACCTGAGCGCCTTGCATTCTGCCTGGTTGAATGAGGCAGCGACGCTGTTCAGGCGCAAGTATTACAAGAACGGTTCACACGCCGGTTTCATCTTGTACATGACAGACCCGGCCCAGAATCAAACTGATGTTGACGCGATGCGCCAGGCTCTAAGGGACAGCAAGGGGCCAGGGAATTTTCGTAACGTTTTTATGTACGCACCGGGCGGCAAGAAGGACGGCATCCAGATATTGCCGGTTTCTGAGGTGGCGGCCAAGGACGAATTTTTCAGCATCAAGAACGTGACACGCGATGACATGCTGGCTGCGCACCGGGTGCCGCCCCAGCTGCTGGGTCTGGTGCCGAACAATACCGGCGGGTTCGGGGATGTAGAGAAAGCGGCC